GTCGCTGCTCCTGCCCAGGAGACTCCTACTCTAGTTACTGCGCCCCAAGGTTCGATGGTACCTTTTGAGATTTCCGCCTGTATGATGTCCACTCTTCTTACAGGCGCAAGTGTTGGAGTTACGGTCGCTTCGGCTTACGCTTTTTCTGCTTTTATGATAAATTTGGGCAGAGCGTGGCATGGAACTTTCATGACTCCGGCTGGTCCCGGATCAATTCTCGCGTACTTGAAAGGAATTTTCAAGAACTTCGTATCATGCGCCATTACATCGGTAGCAGCGGGCTTGTCTATGTTCGCCATATACAAGTACGTCACATACGGATCTGAGTCCGGAACTTCCCGCACAGCCAAACCGTCAGCCCAGCGAGTATCAACTTTTGAACAAGCTGGAATTCCCGATGGACTTCAAACTGTTTTCGACCAGGCAACTGGTTCAGTGAGAATTCGTTCATCAGGTAAGCTTACAAATTGTATATTCGTTGGAGGTCACTATGTCCTCATCCCTTATCATTTGTTCACTGATTATCGTGGACTTTTGATTTCTGATGGTGAGATTGTTGAATTGAAGAAAGTAACTTGGCTAGACAACGTAAAGCCTTTTTCTTTTTCAAAGAAAAATCTCATAATGCTCAAGGGAAATGTTGATGCTGTTTTGGCGTCCGGAAACAGTTCTGTTACACCCACAGTTCGTGAAGACGTTTGCCTTTACCAACTCCCCGCTTCAACCTTCTCAGCTGAGAAGAACATCATGAAACACTTCTGGGACGGAACTTATACCGTTACCAATATGCCAGTCCGCAAGATTGATTATCTTCCTTACGATTCGGAAGGTGAACACAAAGGCCAACTCGTGTATAGTGATGGAAAAGTCACTAGAGATTGTATACAGACTCTCCGCTATGAAGGACATGACCAAAAAGTCCATATTCTAGCAGAGGCTGATCACGCTAGTCGTGATTCGTCATGTGGTAGTATGGTCATCCGTACTACTGTTCAAGAGCGTCCAATCCTTGGCATTCACACCGCCACTCGTAATGGGAAAAGTTATTTTCACTTTGTGACCCGTTCCTCCCTGGAACAGGCTACTAGTGAAAAGATTGTCCTTGACGTTGAGACCTCATACACTCCCTCGCAGCCAGAAGCTGCAATCCTTGCTATCCTTCCCTCCTGCAGTGTTGTCACACCTGTAGGGTATATTGATAAACCCCTGTTCCAGCCGTCCAAAACTGACTTGCAGCCTTCGTTGCTTTACGGTTTGATGGGCGATGCTACTACAGCCCCG